TTCTTTCTTAGTGATACTCCCATCACCATTTGTATCTAAACCTGCATTCTGATCATATGCAACACCTCGATAACCACTCATTGCTCCCTTACCAAAGAGAACATAATTATCTGGTTTACCTACAGCAGCAGGGAATAAAATTGACATGTAAAGATCATCAAGATTTCCACCTTGAATTGTAGGTCCAGATGCAAAATACTTATCAACATATTTAAGTTGTTCTGTTCTCGACATTCCTGCGAGTTCATTAGTTGAGGTTCCTAATCTTCTTGCCGTGTCGGGCATGAACTGAATTAAACCAGTAGCACCAGACCCTTGCATATTTCTCTTTGCTGGGTCAAAACTACCAGCACTTTCAAAACTCATTACACCATATAGATCTTCTTCATTTAAATTATACTTCTTTGCAAGATCTGTGACTCCTTGTTGGAACTCTTTATCACCCGCAACTGCTGTAGGAACTCTACCTGGTGCATACGCACCGCCACCACTTGTTCTTGATGTAGAAGTCCCACTTGTTGTTTCTGCACTTGGTTTCGGTTTCAATCCTGGGAAGAAAGTGCTAAGTCCGCCACCAGATCCTAAGTCTCTGTTTGGACCAAAGAGTGTTCCTGCTCCTAGGGTTTCAGATATTGCATTTGCAGTATCCGTAAGACCAAGACCAGAAAGCATATTATTAAATAGGTCACCGATAATACCTGTGGTATTTTCCAATCCACCCTTGAGCATATTGCCCACGTCACCCATCACAGAGTCCAGGGTTTTACCTGCTAGGGGATTGAGTCCTTCAGGGAATTGATCAGTATAAGCAGGTATATCTTTCATCGCTCCCAAATTTATTTTGGGAAGTGGTATTCCAGTTCTATCTGCAATTGCTTGGACTGCATTATTATATGTTTGAAGCAGACCCTTGAACTTATTATTATACAGGTCTCTAACAAAATTATAGATGGATATAATCTTCTGCTCTATTCCATCTAGAAAACCTTTAACGTTTTCAAATACTTGATTTGCTCCTGCCTTGAAACTATCAAATACTTCCTTTATCTTGGGACCAAATATTGCTGCAACACCAGCTACGACTGCTGCAACTAGTCCGACTATACCTAGTTTTCCAAGGAGACCACCGCCTCCTGCTCTACCTGCTCCTACTCCTGCTAATTGTTTTACAATATTTCTAATTGTTGCACCCAAACTCATGGCAGCAGCATATGTTTCTACCAAAATATCTTTGATTGCCTTTACAGCACCTCGCATTGCCTTGGTAGTTCTTTTAGCACCAAAGAACTTTGTATAGTCCATGGAGAATGCCTTACCAAAACGACTTGGCGTTTTTTGGTCAGGTGTAGTTTGACTTTCTTTTATAGGAGCAGGCGCAAGCAATCCTCGTTTCGCTGCAAAGATTGCATTGGAACCTCTGGGTCGAATGAATTTTTTTGCTCTTGCTCCAGGAGTTAACATTTAAATGCCTTGTTGTTGAATTCGTGCATTCTCTTCTTCAACATATTGATTTAACATTGCAAGGTATATATCTCTCTCCCATGGCATCATGTTTTCAATTTCTGTTAAACTATATTTATGATGCTGCATGAGAGAAAAGTTGACCTTATAATATGATTCAAGATCAATATGTGCCATAATCAACCGAAAAAACTTTGTAACCCTTCCAATACGATCTCGTTCTCAACCTTTGTATTTGGGTTGGTCACTTTAATGGTATGTGAAAGTTTAGGCATAGTGGTAAAGAACTCTTCAATCTTTTTAAATTGAGAAGAATTCAAACCATCCATCCAGGTCATTAGTTCTTTCTTAGTCACATCAGAAGTAGACCATGCGTCTTCTTCATTGAAGATTACATCAATACATGATCCAATAATTTCAAATGACTTGTCTAATCCTTCGTCTTCATCAAAACTAAAGTTACTATTGACAAACTGTTCCAATGATGGATACTTCATGCGGAGTGTCAGACTACCATCCAAATCAATGTCTGGTGTATGACCCTCTGGTTTCGTAACTTCAATCTCGTCAATGTAAATCTTGACGGGAACTGTTGTCTCCCCATCATCAGGACAGGTGATGATCAGATCAACTGCTTCACCTACAGACTTGCCCCTAATATTCAAGAACAGATATTCGATATCAAAGGTAGGAAGATTCTCGACCTTGATGCCCCTGGTCTGGATACAATCCTTCAGAGTCTTCTTGACTGCATCTGCAATTTGCTTTTCGTCTTCACTTTCTAGTGCGAGGATAAGAATCTTTTCTTCTCTAACAAGGAAGGGGCGATACTTAATTTTTTTTCCTGTTGAAGGTAATACCAACTCATAAGTCGGGGTAGAAATCTTTGGTAAAGGCATAATATTTTACTCAGTATTGTATATAGAAGAGTTTTAGTAACCGGACCCATAGGACCCAGAACTGGACGATCCAGAGGACCCAGAACTAGAAGAACTACTATCAGAACTAGAAGAACTACTATCAGAACTAGAAGAACTACTATCAGAACTGGATGAATCAGAACTAGATGAACTACTATCAGAACTGGATGAACTGCTGTCCGAACTAGAACTAGATGAGTCAGAACTAGATGAACTGCTATCAGAACTAGATGAATCAGAACTAGATGAACTGCTATCAGAACTAGATGAATCAGAACTAGAAGAACTACTATCCGAACTAGAAGAACTAGAAGAACTATACCCAGAATCACCCGATCCTGTCGATGTTCCAGTTATCGTTCCAGCAGCCAAACTTGCAGCAGGTGTAGAGTATATTATGCTGTGTGCAACATTCACATGTTCTGCACCAACCATCAGAACAACTGATCCATCATCCTTCATATGTTTATGGAATGGACCATAGTAGGGTTCGCCATTCACGTATCCTACTGGTGGTGCTGCTCCTGCATTACTCACAGATACTCCTTGATATCCACTTCCGAACTGTTCTTCAATCTTTCTTCTCTTCTCCGAATCATTATTGGAATTACGTGGATTCTGTTTTCTTACAGTATACCTAGCATAATTGAAGTTTACAGTAACCTGTGTCAACGTGCTTCCATCATATGAGAATGGTATGGCAGCAATATTCATTGGGAAGGCATCAATGAAATCATATACTAGAATAGGTTGTTCTTGTAGTTTCTTTTCTTTATTATCTTTGTTTGGATTTTTCCAGAACCCTCTTTCAAACTTGATGATAGAAACCTTAGTCTTATACTCATTAGGATATCTCATCCTAAAGAAACTATTACTCTCATCAAAGTCTGCTTGTCCATCCTCATCACCATCATATGTTGAACTACCTCTGCTGAGTGGATCGATCCAATTCAACCATTCCTCAAAGATACGGATAGTATTATACTCTCTATCAACATAAAAAGTCAAATCAAAGTCAGCAAAGATTCTACGCATCGGGAATCTTTCGAGAATTCCCTGACGACTTCCTGCTTCTTCTGCCATATCAAAAGATGAACCTGGCAAAGATGCATCAGAACATAAGAAGTCATATGTTTCTTCCGTCGATTTAGATTGTTGAAACAATCCACATCTGGTGAGGTATCTATTCAGAGGACCAATACCACTTTGCCGAATGGTAGAACGTCCAAGGTTTAACGACACCATAAACTGAGATGTCTGAGATAACCCACCAAAGGTTTCTTGGACATCATTTATCTTCCGATATAGAATCTCAGGCGAATATGTTGCCATCTAAATACTTTGAAACTACTTATATACTATGTATGCCGTATAGTGGAAGATATCTCCCATCGTATCCCAAGAAGTATAATGGGAATGCTAAGAATATAATATATCGTTCTCTCTGGGAGAGAAAATTTATGAATTACTGTGACCTGAATGAGTCGGTGAAGGAGTGGCAGTCAGAAGAGTTTTGGATACCATACATCTCACCTGTGGATAAAAGAGTTCATAGATACTTCCCTGACTTCTTTATTAAGTATACAGATAAGTCAGGTAAACTGCGAACAATGGTTATTGAAATCAAACCTAAGAAGCAGGTAGCACAACCAAATATGAATCCCAAGCGGAAAACTAAGGCATGGCAGAACTCTATCATAACCTGGTCGGTCAATCAAGCAAAGTGGAAAGCAGCACGAGAGTTCTGTGCTGACCGCAAGTTTGAATTTAAAATTATGACAGAAGACGATCTAGGAATTAAGTAATGGTAAGACGACGTGCCAAAAGAAGACGCGCTGGCGGTCCTTCTTATGAAGAAGTAAAAGCGCAGATAGATGCGAGAGAGGAAGCGTCTAAAACTATTGGTAAAAGAATCATGGACCGGGCAGAAGGCGGTCAAGATCCCAACTGGTATGCGAATGAACTGTTCACTGAACTCCAACAGTACAGTGGTGATACAGGACCAGGTTCTCTTTGTTTCTTCAGTTACAGTGCAACACGTCCTGATAGATATCCTTTCTATGATAGAAGACCTCTTGCTTACATCATTGAAATCAGCAGTACCAGAGTCCTTGGTGCCAACTTACATTACTTAAATCCTGCCATCAGAGGAGAAGTTGCTGCTTCCTTGATAAATAAGAAACAAGTGGACTTTTCCGTAGGTTATTCCAAACTTATACATAGTTACATTCCTAGTAACATGGGTGATATGTATGCTATTCCAGTTAATGGAAACGAGTATCGTGATGTCGCAAAATTAGTCACTGAAAATTTTGTAGACAAGACAGGAATATTTGTGAGTCCAGAAACAGCGTGGGACAGTATTTAAATGGCAGAAAACACCCGAGTCAGCACAGATGCAAGAGTGCCTAATATTCTGAGAAAGGTTAATCTGATCAATACTGGTGGCGCGAGCAGCAACAATCAGGTGTTGAGAGTAAAGATTAATGGTAGGAGTCACTTTGTCCAAGTCCGCTTGCATGCAGATGGTGGGTATGCTGCTGTTGCAGTTCAAAGAAATGAAATTCAAAAACAAGTTCCCAAGTCAAGACTCAATCCTTCAGGTGTAGAGACGACAAAGGTTGATCGTCCTTGGGTGATATTTACTGTAGATAAGGATGGTAAAAGAACATACGGTGGTAAAGGTAGAACACATACACCTATAGAACCGGGAAAAACTGGTAATCTACTAGGAGATAATCTTCCATTCACAGGTAAATTAGAAACAACTACGGAAGCACAAGGATTAGCACAGGCAGGGACAGCAACTATCAATGGTGAGAGTGTAACTCAAGCACAGTTTGAGAACATGGTCTTTACCAAGGCAAAAGTTTTAGGTAATTCATCAGCAGCAAAGGATGTCCAACAACAGAATCAGAATCTTGGCACAGGTGTAGATGCTTTTGTACCCGCAATATCAGAAGCAGCAGCAGAAGCACCGATACCTCTTCAAGTCATACCGCACAATGCAGAGGATGATCCAGCAGTTACTGATACTGAATTACAACCAGGTAATAATGATGCAGGTGTATTAGACACTAATCTAATGAACGATATAACTGATAGTGTTCAAGAATTTGCAAGTGAATCTGGTGATACAGTTAAAGGTTTCTTACCAATGATTGGTCAATTCCTAGAAGATTTAAAGATAACTGATGCTGAGATTGAAGCATTCGCTAAGATGTTTGAAGGTGGTGGTGGAGATAAAATTGAAAATGCTCAATACCCACTTGATAATACCTATGGTGATATTCGCGGACAAGATTACGTTACCATTGACCAGTTCACATATCAACCGCCAAGAAGAGATCAAATCTTTTCCAAGGACGCACTAAGTAATGTAACTGAAGGTAATCAAAGACGGTCACCATTGAAAAAATTCGTGGCACAAGTTAAGTTACCTATGCCAAATAGCATTCAAGATTCCAATCAAGTTGGTTGGGGTAAAGATGTTATGAACAATCTTTCTGCGGCAATAACTTCTGGTGTTATGAGAAATCCAGCAGTAGTTGGAGGTATTGGAGCAGCTTTGGGTTCGCTCAATCCAGGTCTAGGACAGATGGGTGCTCTGTTTGCAGCTGGTATGACGCAATCTGGAGGTATCGATGGTATTGAGAATGCTAGGAATGCAGCAATAGCAACTGCTAAGAAACTATCTTCTGTTCAAGGTGGTAACACATTTATGAAAGCAAACCTAGGTTCTATGCTGCTAGGTATGGCGGGTGTCAATGTTTCGCCAGAGTCACTTCTT